GTCGCCCCATAAAGCACGCGATCGACCTTGTAGACCGGCAGCAGGTTTTCGAGCTTCCTCGTCACGCGCAGGCCAAACGAATGAGCCGACGGCACGCTGGTGAGCATGATTGAATGATCGAGCGACGGCGGCAGGAAATTGACCGTGGAGATGTTGCTGGGTGTCGTTGGCGTGCCTTGGGGAATGCCAATATCAATCACCACGCCCCAATGAACCGAGGTGTTGGAGTTGAAGACGGCGGCGACGAATGAAAAATCCAGTAAGAAGGTTTTCCCGAAGCGAAGTTGCTTCTCGTTCACATGGATTCTGAAAAGCTCGCGGCTGAAGTCAGATGGGTAGTAAACCGTTTCCGACTCGCGAATCTTTTCCACCTGGTAAAACCCTCGGCCGTCCCATGCGTAGAACGCGGGGGCTGAGATGGTTTTTCCTTTGCGGCCAAGGTAGCCCGGAATCGCCAAACCTTTGGTGGTGTCGGTGTATTGGTAGACCGCGCTTTGGCTTGGTGTCGTGGGGATGGAGTTTGCCACGCTTGGTGATCCGGTGAGGTACTTGGCGGGAAGCAGCCCCCCGTTTCGCGGCAACTTGTCGATCTCGATCGAAACCACGTCGTCCGCATCCACTGTCGAGCGGGTGGGGAACACCTCGAAGATTTTTGGCAACTCCCACGAGGCCACTGATACTTGTTTGTTGTCTTCAGATGAGACGCCTGCGGTTGGGATAAAGGTCTCCAGCGTCTCCACGCGGCTGCCGAGGTCATCAAGGATCAGGTGCAGCCCCTCGATCTGCTCAATCGTATGGCTGTGGGCTTGGAAGGCCGAGATGGGGCCGGCAGTGGTGATGGTCGCCACATACTGATTGGTCGTGGGCGGATTATTGAACTTGATGGTGAGATCGTCCTCGCTGTCGAGGGTCACCGCGTAGGAGACATAGAGGTCTTCGCCATCGAGCGAGAACTGGCGATCGACGATGGACGACTCGCCATCATTCTTGCGCACGGTCACATGCAGGTCGCGGGTGCCGAGGTTGTGGGTGAGCGTGTACTCGGTGTTGGTGCCATCGCCGATCGGGGCCACATAGTGTTGGCTGCCGGTGATGATTTGATCCTCGGTGAAGGGGACATAGGTGCGACCATGGGGCGGGCGCAGCCAGTCGATGTTGGAGGCAGTCTCCAATCCCTCCCAGTTGAGTTCGCGGATGATGCGGACAGGAACGCGGATCGGCGTGATGGTGTAGAGGGTGTCGGGATCGTTTTCGTCCTCGACGGTCATCTCGACCTCCAGCACCGCCGTGGTGATGTTATCGACGGCACGCAGCGCGTCGGCCAGTTCGGCGGTGTTGAGGTTCAGGACGAATGTTGGGTCGCCGGGTGGCGCTGAGAAAACCTCAACCTCCAGTAGCTCCTGCGGCAGTCCGCCCATATCACCACCAAATGTGATGTGCGCGGTGTTGTTGGAGGGGTTGCTGACGGTGAAAGAACCTCCATCGTCTGCAAGCTTGGCGATGGCCTCTTGGATTTCCTCCGCGCCATCCTCGATCGAGAGTTCGCCTGAGCGTTTGTAACCACGGCGGAGCTGATAGGTGCCACGGAAGAACGGGCTGATCTTGAGGGCTTGGATCTCATCCCATTCGGTCGTGTTGTCGTTGCCACCCGCCTGAATCCGAATGACTTCGGGCATGGCTGGCAGGATGTTTGAGAAAATTGAGGTCGCTGCGAAGGGGGAGCGAATCAGGCGGATCTCATGGCGTTTCTTCGATCCTACTAGGTAAGAGCGCACCCGCACATGACAACTCGGCTCAAGGTTCACTGAAGTGCCGGTGATGGGCAGGTTTGCCTCGGTCGCATTGGCCACATCGACCAGCCATGAGCCATCTTTTGCGGTCACGGTGACGCTCGAAGTATAGGCGGCATCGAGAGCTGCTTGGACTTGAGCAGCGGTCGCATCGAAAGCTAGCGGGGAGCCGACCGGGTCGCCATCCACATGCAGTTGAAAGGTCCCGCCGGTCGGTCTGGCATCCACCAAGCCAATGCTGGCACGCAGCGAATTGAGCGTGCGGGTGACCTCGGTAGCCGTGCCTTCAATCTGCTCCGAAAAGCGCAGGCCTATGCGGATTTCGTCGCCCTGCACCAGTTCCGGCAAGGTCAGCGTGCTTCCCCCAAGGGTGCTGTTGAGCTTGCGGTTGGTGAGATCGACGAATGCTAAAACTTGCATCTTTTCACCCGCCCTCGCGTCAACTTGTGGACGTGCCCTCTGTCGGTGCGGTCAGTTGCTCGTAGCCAAAGAAGTCGTATGGGAAGACCTCCATCTTGTAGGGGAATGATGGATTGAGTTTCTCTGACTCAACCTTTTTGGCCTCTTCCTCGTCGTTGCGTTTTTTGGCGAGGCGTTCTCTTTTGTCCAAGCTCATAGCGACCAGAACGCTCCTCTCAAGTTGCGGCTCTTGAGAATTTGAAGCGCCTGGTTCAACTGGTTGTTGAGCGGGGCCAGAATGGTGGCAATGAGGATGTCGGCCAATCCGCCGGCAAGAGCTGTGGTGAGTCGGATCGGTTCAATCGGTGTGGCATCGGGAATACTCTGCGGCGAATGCGCGAGGTTCCAGAAGTGGTTGTACTTCACATAGGGCGTCCATGTGGCATCCAGTTCAGCTGCAGGCTCAACTCCCGGCGGGCTTACAAAGTAGATGCTGGCCACCTTGAGCACATCAAATTCGGGATCAGTGATGCCTTCGAGCAGTGCCATCTCGGACTCCGGCTCAATCGGCGGCACGAACTTTTCACTGATCCGCAGGTAGGGGTTTTTCTTCATCCCGCCGGAATGGTTGTAGGTGATGTAGATGGCACCAAATGAGCCATCCAGAATGCTGCCTGGATAGACTTCAAACTTCGCCGATGGACGGTCCTTCCAAAGCGACACATCGCAAGACCGCAGGCGGCGGGCAGTCTTTGGATCCTCCATCCCATCCTTGAAGGTCAATCCGCTGGTGATGTTGCCTTCGAACTCGATGTGCGCCTCCGTCACTCCAAGGTTGGTAAAGAACTTCGGCACGGGTTCATAGACCACCTTGATGCTGGTCAGTGCGCTGCCAACAAGCCCAGTGGGTTCCGCTCCGGTGCCGATCACTCGCGTCGATCCGATCTCAACTCGCGGCCATTCAGTCAGGAAGGCATCGACCATCCGCTCAGGATCTTTGATGTCCTCCTTTGCCTCGGTCAGGCGGGTCAGCGTTCGCTCGCCGGCATGCTTCACACGGGTTGGCACTGTCACCTCCACGCCATTGACGAAGCCCGGCTTGATCTTGAAGAGCCATTGACCCGCGATCCCGTTCTCTTCGTCTCCGTTATCCCAAAATGGTGAAATCTTCCACGGGTGAGACCACTTGCGGGGATTAGGTCCCGCCTCGAAACGCAGCGGCAACCTCCGACTGATGGTGTCCACCAGTGAGTTCCATGTTTCATGGCGAATGAGCGGGATGTTTTTCACACCGGGAAAAAGAGGTGACGGTTGCCGGTTGTTTCGCCCTCGGTCGATTTCCGCGCCTGATACAGGTAGCGCATGTTGTGGTGGACGATCTGGAATGACTCCTCAACGGCAGTGCCAGACGCATTGAGGTAAAAGAGTGCAAGCGGGTAGTAGCCAGCGCCATCCTTGAGCCCATCCGCCGTCGGTGACTGCACGACCCTCAAGTCGGTTTTGGGGTCTTTGATCGTGCCGGCATCATTCGGCTTCACGCGCAGCGAAATGTAGAACTTGCCGCCCTCATGATTTTTCAAATCCAGCTTCATTGTCGGCGTCGGCTTCTCCACATCGAACTTGTTGCCGTCGTCGTCGCGGTTATCGATTCGCCGCCAATTCTTGGTGACCACATCGAGGATGTAGGGCGTTTGCCCATTGACGGTTCCTGCTCGCACCGATGCCCCCGACTCGCTCACGCCAGCCTTGAACGGATGCCTGTACGGCTGAGGGTCTTTGATCACCGTGACGATGGTGCCCTTGGGTGTTTCGCGCACCTTCACGCCATCACCTGGCACCACCTTGAGCGTATCGACCCAACGCACCAATCGCTCCCACGCGGCTTGGATCTTCTCGCCCTTTTGAACCTTGATTTCTTTGATGTTCATTGGCCCGATTAAACTTTCCCGTCCTTGTAGACCTCCTTTGGCCATTCGACATATTCAGACAGCCTCCACGATTCGTTGATCTGCCAGACGTTGCCCCGCTTGGAAATTTGCGGCGGAAGTTTGAGCCAGTTCCTGCCACCGGTATCCAATGATCTAAACTGGGGTGGGGCATCGGGGATTTTGCCGTAAAGTTTACCGACCTTATCGACCACATCACTCGGCAGAGTTTTTTTCGTGTAGCTCACCGATGCGGTGCAGTTCATGACGAGGTAGGTTTTGACACCCTTCATCGGGTTTTTATTGCCTGGGCCAACTTTGTTTTTTCCTCCCAGTCCCGATCCCGAGCTGGTGCCTGCAGGGAGCTCTTTGGGGAACACCCAGTCTTCTTCATTTTCCGGGTCGCCCCATTTGCCGCCGTACTTCTTTTTGATTTCCTCAAAGTTCCAGTGCGACTCGATCGGCTCCTCGGCGATTTCGAAATCGAGGCTCCACACCGAGCTGTCCTCGTCGCCGTAAGTGTTTTTGTCCGACTCTGCGCTGCCACCCTCGTAGACCACGGTCACGATGTACGATGGGTTAGGGCCATCGTTGTTGCAGCTCCAGGTGCGCGAGACCTCTTGGCATTCTTCGTATTTGCCAGTGCCAACCTTGAACACGTCACTGATGCTGGTGACATAGTAGGGGATCGTCCATTGGATGACGCCTTCCTTGCTTTTGGAGCCTGTCGCTCCCTCTATTTTAATGTTTGAGCTACTCATGCGAAGACGAGGTCGGGGATTTTCGGGGTTTCTCCTTTGGTCTTGGTATTCTTCTCAATCGTCCGCAGCAGGGCGGTCTGACGGCGGTTCTCTTCCAAGATTCCAGCGTTGGCGCTGCGCCCCATCATCACATTGGTCGCCTTGGCGACGCTGCCGAGCTGGGCGACCGCTCCACCAGAATCGACGGGTGCCTTCTTTTTGTTTTGATCGGCTTGATCAGCGGCGGCACGGGCGTCCACCATTTTTGCGGCTGTCTGGCGGATTCTCTCGCGGGCTTTCTCTTCAGCTTTTTTCGGGTCGAGTTTGCTATCGGCTTTGGGATCTTTGCCGGTCATGCCCAGCGCTTCGAGCCGAGTGATTTCCTCGCGGATTGCCTGCTCGCGTTGGAGCGCATCGATCCGCTTTTGATCTCCAGCGATTCTTGCCCGCACCAACTCGACTTCGAGGCGGTACTGCTCTTGCGCCATCCTCAGTTCCTCGGCCTTCTTTTGCGCCTCTGCTGACGGGCCTTGCGGGGCGTCGGGTTGGGTTGGCAGGATGGGGTTTCTTTTGGCCTCTGCGGCAGCCCTGTCTCTTGAAAAGAAATCAGACGGCGCTTGTTTCTGCGGGCTGTTGGCGACCGAGATTTCTTTGAACAGGCTGCGGATTCTTTCGATGCCATCTTCAATCTGACCTTCGGTGACGCGACCTTTGCCTTTGGAGATGTAGTCGCTGACACTGGGCTTAGGCTTCATCCATTCTGGAACCTCCATTCCAGCTTGCTCCGCTCTGGAGCTTTGGAACTCCTTGAGCTTTTGGTCAAAATCACCGATCTGTTTTACGACGGGAAGATTTTCAAAGAATCGAAATGCCGATTCCGTGGCCTCCATGAATCCGCGTGTGATAGCGGTCTTAAAGCCAATGGTGACGGCTTCACCGATAAGCTCACCAATCTTCACCATGCGGCTAGTGTCGCCTTGAAGTGCCTCGGCCAGAGCGGCGGTGATGGTGTAGCCAATTTCCCGAATCTTAGGAGCAAGGCCGCCCAATGATTCGACGATTTGCGGCGTCATCTTTGCCACATCGGTGGCGAATTTGGAAAAGACCTCCGACATCGGCTTACCGATCTCTTCAAGCATTTGGCCAATCGAAACCTTGATCTTTGCCATGCCGCTTGCCGTGGCACTGGCGGATCCACCGACCTGCGTTTCGATTGCCTTGAGGACTTGATCGAAGGCCTTGGCGCGGTTGCCGGTTTGCGAGAATTCCGCCGAGATTTCTTTGATCTGTTTGGCGGTCAGCGCGCCGGTGCGCTTGAGTGCGGCTAGACCTTTCTCCGGGTCTTCCAGCGCCTTACCGAGCTGCACGGCGTATGTTGTCGCATCGCCACCAAAGACGGCGGCCATGTCGATGGATGCTTGGGTGGCTCGATCAAATGCTCCGCCGGTAATGCCAGAGGTTTTGGCGAGCTCTTTGAAGGTGGCGAGCTTCGCCTGTGCCGACATGATGAGGTCGCCATCGACGCCGGTGGCAAGCTCAGTGGCATCGGCTACCTTAATGAGCCTGTCGGCCACATCGCCGGACTGAGAACCAAAAAGCCCCATGGTCTTGACGACATTCTTGATGCGATTTTCCGCTTGGATACCCTCTTCTGCGATGCTGATGAGCTTGTAGGCAATCCCACCGATGGCCGCAGCGGCGCCCGTAGCAGCCAAGCCCATCGCGCCCACGCTTTTGGCGATGCCTGAGAAAGCGGTGCCGATGCTAGACCCAAGTGAGGACATCGACGACTTCAACGAAGCAGCCGACTTCTTCGACCGATCAATGCCCGAAACGAAGTTCGAGGTGTTGAGGGTCAGCTTGGTGGTGATCGCGGCCATTGCTGCTATCGGGTGGGTGTCAATTCTTACCGATTGGCTGCCTTGATGGCCTTTTGCACGAAGTGATCGACGCGGCGGCGCATCTTGCCGGTCTGCATCCTCACCGCGTAAGCCATGCGGCGCTCGATGCCGTGAACCTCGCTGCCCCACGAAACCAAGTTGCTGATGGTGGCCGTGATGGAGGTGGAGACTACTTTGAAGTCCGTGTCACCAGGCGCATCATGCCGCCCGATCCAGTTCGGGACGCGGATCTTGCCGAGCTTGCGGGCGGCGGAGGCCCAGCCGGATGCGAGGTAGCCGACACCTTTCTGTTTTACTCTGATGAAGTTGGTGATCATCGAACGGGCTGCGCGAGTTGGCTTTACTGCCCGCTTGATGCGGATGTTTCCGCCACGGCGCTTGGTGTGCATGATGTTGGCCATTTCCGCCATGCTGCTGACCTCCGAGTTCTTCGGCGTGGACCCGATAAAGACGTTGCGAACATCGCTGGCTATTGCTGCCTCGCCTCGCTTCTTGGCTGCAACACCGCGCGTCTTGCCGTTGCTGGGTGGCGTGATGAGCATCAGGTTGTTGATGACTCCGCGTGCCTGCTCTTCCATGAGCGTGCGACCATCGCGCTTGGAAAAACTTCCGAGCTTCTCGGCCATTGCTTGAAACTGCCTGATGTCGGTTTCGATTGTCGTCTTGGCCATTTATTCAGCGGATGAGTCAACCAAGCCCTCGATGTAGTTGAGCAGGGAGCTGGGGATGATTTCCTCAATCTTCTGAGCGGTGATCGGCTCAAGCGTCCAGAGGTCAGCGGCCTGCAGGGCGCAGTGGTAGTACTGAAGGGCTCGCGCCAGCGGCAGTGACCAGAGAATGTATTCTTCGCTCCATCCGGTGTCCTTGGCGATTGCGTAGACCACGCTGGCGCACCAACCGGGGTTCAGGACTTTCCCGGCGGCTCGTCTTCGCTGGTCAATTTGTGCTTCGACTCGACGCGCACCTCATTGGCGGCGACCTGTGCGCCGATGCGTTCGATTTCGGCGAATATGTCGCTGAGGTTATAGAAATCGATGCCGAAGGAATAGGTGAGTACTGCTTGCCCTGCGGTGTTGTTGGCGACGGCAGCCACCACATCTTCAAGCGGCGCCGACTGCATCCAGATGAAGGTGGAGATTTGGCGTTGGAGCTCGATCTCGCTGAGGTCATCGCTGTTGCCAGTGAAGATTGTGAGACCGAGCAGGTGGGAGATCTGGAGCGAGCCGTAGGAAAACGCTCGCAGCTTGATGCCGCCGATGGTCTTGCTGTTGGCCTCGATCATGCCCTGGCCGATAAGTTGATCTCTTGTTTCCATGATTTTAGAAGATTGAGAGGATCTTTTCGCGCAGGGTCTTGCTGGCCTCGTCGTTGCCGGATGGGACGATTGCCACACGCTTGCCTTTGCGCAGCAAAAGCATGGGCATCAGTGTTTTGATCTTATCGACGAGCCCACCCTTGTTTTCGATGATTCCGCGCATGTATGAGATCGGGTGATCGGGGTTCGCCTCACACCATTCCTGAGAAAGGAAACGCCGCTTGAATTCGGAGAATGTGATTTCTTCCTCCTTGGGGATTGGAACAAAACGGACAGTCTTTGCGGCGTTCATCAGCCAAGTGACGGTGCGCTTCGGTGTGCCTGCCACATCCTCAACTGTGTCGGAGAATGCTTTTTCGGTGGCGAATTCGAAACCGGAAGTAATAGCGCCGGCAATCATCGAGGTGTTGCGACTCTTCATTGGCGGCGTGTCGTGCTCGCGCACGATGGCGACAGTGGTTCCTTGTTTCATGGGGTGATCTTGATGGGGGAGCTCCGTTTAATTGCCGAGAGCTTGTGCCTGCGGGTAATTCACGCCGCTGATCTCGAACTCGTTGAAGTCGTCGTTCTTCTCGCTCAACTTCACGGAGGTGATGACGGTGACGCCGCCGGTGATTCCTTCCGGAATCATGGCCGCAGTGCCGCCTGCATCGGTCGAAGTGGTGCCGCGCCCTTTGATCGTGAACTCAAACTTCGGGTCAAAGCCCTTGCCGGCGCCAAATCCACCCTCGCTCGACATGATCATCTTGGTGTCGAGGGACTTGGTGGTTTCGACGCTCTCGATGAGTTCGGCGCTGACGGATTGGACTCCGATTTTGCTGAAAGTGACTGCCATGGTAGTGGTGGGTTATGCGTCCTCGTAGATGACTCCTTCGATCTCGAACTCGGGGAAGTCGTCGTTGCTCTCGCTGCGTTTCACCGAGGTGATGAAGACCTGTTGCGCTGTGATGCTGCCGACTGCCACATCGGAAAAGTTGGGAAGGCCTTTGCCTGAGATGGTCACGTTGCGCGTGATGAGCGGCTTGGGGCCGGCGTATTTGGTCAGCCCCATCTCGTCGCGGATGGTGGCGACCTCAACGGACGAATCCATGCTGGACTCGCTCACATGCCCGCTCTGGGGCTCAAGGTCGTGCGTGTTGATGACTCCAAATGTTGCTGGCATCGCACCATGGACGCATGTCAACCGGCATCCCACACCACACCAAGAACTCCCTCGAATGTGGACAGCCATCGCCCGTCACCTGATACGGCAGTGGTGTAGCTTGTTTGCTTGAAACCGGCTGAGCTGAAGCCGGATGCGGGTGGGCATGGAGCACTCATGAGCATCTTGATCGCGCTGGTGATGGCTGAATGCTCGCTGCGATTGTCGGTTGGCGATGAAATGACGACCTTGATGCTGGCGCGGTACAGCGGGCCCACCACGTGATCGATATTGTCCGCCAATACCAGGGCGGCATGGGATTCAGGCTCGCGTACTTCGTTGGATGTTCCTGTCAGGATTTCAGGTTTTGGATCGATATCCGCCCCATCAATCCACGCGGCCAAATAATCTTCGATGATCTGGTTCATGATTCCTACCTCCTGTTGACCAAGTATCTGATGATCCCTGAGCCTGGTTTGCGCGTAATCTCCTCAATTTTATAGCGAGTTTCGCCGATTATGACGGTGTCGTTGAACTTGGGCAGGGGAGTGTTGAGGTGGCTTACCAGCATCTTCACCACCATAGATCCATCCTGGCGGTATCCGCCTTCTTCGAGTTCGATCTGAATTGGGTTGGTCGATACGGTGGCGAGGTAAGTCGTTCCGTTGATGGCCACCGGCACGCCCGACTCCTGGAGGATCTCATGAAATGCTTCGGCCGTCGCGGCTTGGATCGGGTTCACGCCCTTGTTGCTGTGTCAATCGCCCGGAAACAAAAACACCCCCTCCAGTTGCCCGGAGAGGGTGTCTATCCCACACATCAAAATGACCTATGGTTTTACGATGCGCTTGAGGGCATCGGTCTTTGCGGGGGAGAAGCCATAGAGGCATTCGAGGGTGACAAAGACCTTGTTGGAACGGGTGTCGGTGAATCGGAGATATCCGAAGGTCATGCCCGTGGTTGGGTCTGTCACGGCTCCAGCCTGTTGGTAATCGGCCACCGGTTGGAGGTAGCGCATGGCCACCGCAATGGCACTGGAGTGAGCGGCGAAACCAACGAGTTTTTCCGCGTTGTCCGACGGAATCAACGTTGTTTCATGGAGGTTGAATCCAGCGATGCGCTTGACCATGCCCTCGGTGACGGCAGGGGCGTTGAGGTTCAGGTTGAAGCTCTTGGCAACCACGTCATCGGCAAGCATGTTGGTGTAGTAGCCGGAATCAAGGACCAGCGAACGGGGGTTGGGCGGCATTTTGGCATTGCCGCAGGCTTCGCGCAGGCTGAGCACCTTTTTGTAATCGAAGCCGGTGGCAGCAAGGGCGGGAATTCCCGGCGCACCGAAGTTTGCCAAGGTGATGCAGCTGAAGATATCGACCAGCACATCCTGGGCGAGTTGTTGGGCGGCTGCTTCGACTAGGGTTTCCAGCACATTGAGCGCGGTTTCCGATGACTCCTTAGCCGTTACATGGACGGTCTTGTACTTGTGACGGTTGAGGGTGACCGGCACCACAGTCACCGTGGAGTCTGCGTTTGCTGAGTAATCGCCCGAGAAGTCACTGGAGGTGCTTGGGGCACCAACCAATGGCACTCGCACCGTGTCGAGCTTGTCGGCAGGCAGCGGGCTGAAGTCGGTTGAAAATGCGGTGACGGGCAGAAGGTTCGACATGAAGGGCATGAGCGCCCGCTGTGCGACCTTGATGTCTTTGACGTTGGTAAGTGTGTTGGCCATTGGATTATGCGTTGTGTTTGAGGATCAGGGCTTGTTGTTCTGGGGTGAGTTTGCGCCAGAAGGCGGTTTGTTCGGTCGGGTCGTTGATGGCTTTGAATTGGGCTTGCAGCTCTTCCGATTTTTGTTGGTCGCCAGCAGGTGTGACGTTGGCCGGCATGGTGGTTCCGGTTGAGGCCACGACGCGTGCGACTTCGACTTGAACGCGTTTTTCAAAATCGTCTTTGGACGCTTGCAACTCGGCAATTCGTGCCTGCATCGCTGTATTTTGATCGATCGAGCCGTCGCGCTCCGCTTTGAGTATTTCGATCTCGGCGGTGAGCAGCTCCACTTCGCCGCGCAGCGAATCGAGTGAAGCTGAGGTCTCGTTCATGAGTTCGGTCTGGGCCTGATAGTCGCGGGTGATGGTTTCCACCTGGGTGCGCGCTTCAGCGAGTTGGTCTTCGAGTGTTGCGGTCATCGCCCTGGATTCCGTGTCAACCGACGAGTGATAAACTCTCAGTCTTCTCATGGCTTCGGCGCGGTCTGAAACCATGCCGGCGAGGTTGAAGCGTTGAGCCTGCCGTCCACTGAATGTTTGGCCTTCCATGGCTTCGGCTGGAATCGATCGGCCGCGCGCCAAGACGGCGGTATGAAATTCTTCGGCGATTTCAGCGAGGTTCGATTGAATGAGGTCGCGTTGATCGTCGGTGAGGCTGGTTCCTGGTGCACCCATGGCCTTGTACTTGCCGACCGAGAATACCTCGACCTTGATGCCATCCCGATCGAGCGCACCGGAATCGTCGACCACTGCCTGCACCACACCAATGGATCCTACTTGGGCTGATGGAGTGGCGTAGATTGCGCGGGCTTGGCTCGCGATCCAGTAGGCGGCAGAGGCCATGAGGCCCGATGAAAAGGCATAGACCGGCTTGCGCTCGTTGAGTGCTGCCACAGCGGCAGCAAGTTCCGGTGTGCCCGCCACTGTTCCTCCAGGAGAGTCGATATCGAGGAACACCGCCTTGATGTCGTCACGCTCGGAGGCTTCACGAATCACATCACCGATCTCCAGAGCGTCAGTCGCCCCCATGAGGACTCGGGCAAAGATATCCGGCTTGCGAACAATCGGACCTTCAATGGCGATCACTCCGACGCCCTTGTCGATGGTGAGCAGGGGACTGCTGGATTTGTTGGCGGCAAGATTGATGGTTCCGCTGTCGAAGCTTCTGGCCGCGATGGCCATTGAACGAAGTGCTTCGGGCTGAATCAACCATTCACGGCTTTGGGAGAGGATGGGGTTCACTCCCAAGCGTTGGTGTCAACGCAAGCCAAAGCAAAAGGCGGACCCGAAAGCCCGCCCCCTGCGTTGCGAAAATCTAAGGGTTAAAGCAAACGATCAGCGTTTCCGGCAGGTCGGAGTCAGCCCAAGCAACCCAGACCCTTAGGCTAGATTCTAGTCGGTTAGGCGGAAGTAAGAGAAAATGGCATCACGCAGAGCTGTGGAGGACAGGTTCACACCCACGGTGCCTTTGACTGCGGCGAGGATGCCTTGCCAATCCGTGGAGTCCGGTGGGAAGGCCTGCATGAAGCGGCCAAGGTCCTTGCGAATTTCTACCGCCAATTCGGGGCCCGGTTCGGCAGGAAGCGTAGCGGCAAGGCGAAAGACATCGGCGCGGTGTTTCTTGATCTTTTGTGAATCTATCTTTTCGCCTTCGGCCGTGCGGCGCTTCAAGTCGAGCCATGCGAAGGCCTTGAGTGGGATCAGGGAAGTGGCGTTGGCGAAGTGAAGTCCATCATGGATGTCGTGGTGAACGCGAATCAACTCATAGTATCTATCATCCAGAAGTATGGCAGACAGGCTGTGATAATCCTCATCAGTGATGACCGGCAATGTTTCCCCAGGAGCGAGGTCGATGTTTTCCGGTCCACGACTAAACAGTTCGAGTTCTTTAGGGAAACGCGGGTCTTTGGGGTTGGCAAAGCGGTAGAGCTCAGGTTTGCCGTTGCTGCGGGCGCGAGTTTCATATTGGCCATCGCGGATGAAACGGCGGAGGGTTTCGATCGCTCCAGCACCGAGCAGCTCCACGATAAGGACGATGTCCAGATCCTGGGTGGCACGGAACTGGAGTGATTGGCGGGAGAACCAATCGTCGCAGGCCGCACCACCGATCAACACGATGGAGCCCTCATGCGGTTTCATGCGTTCGCGCAACAGGTCGAGTCCTCTTACCATGGGAATTGTTCGATGAGTGTTTCGAGTTGGTCCTGAACGCGCTCATTTGGATCGTGTCGCAGGCTGAGAAAGAGCGAAAGGGGATCCACCATTTCCTCGCGGATGGTGAGCAATCGCGGGTTGTAATTCCAAATTTCGAGTCTGGCCGTGGCATCGATGCGGTCGGCACAGATTTCGAAAGCATTGTCTTTGGATGCCTTGTGATGAAGGGCATACACGGGCGTGCGGTCATCGACGATCATCGTTGCGTGGCTGAGTGCTGTCATGCCAGCCATGAGGGCTTGCGTTGGTGGTTGTTCCCAACGGACCCAGTGGGTGGCGCGGACCGGCGAGGCCAGCCAAGGCAGGGCCTTTTGCCACAGTGCCCGACGCTCGACATGAAAGCGCAGGGTGACAACGCGGCCGTTGCGCACGGGATCGCAAAGTTCCGCTGCTTCCAGTTCGCGCTTCACTTTAATGAGCATGTTGGGCGAGTAGCCGACGGCTTCGGCCACCTTTTGCAGTGGCCAATGGTGGATGCTCTCTCGCTCCAGATGGTAGAGGAGGACACATTGAGCCGCCGGGCTGAGTGTTTTTGCGGTGGGAAGTACGCCAGGTTGCCGCTCCCGCAGATCGATAATGGCGGTGGGCAGGAAGGTCTGACTGCCGGGAACGATGAACGGACGCCCCAAGCGGATGAGGCCTTGGCGAATGTGCGGGGCGAGGCCAGGTAGGACCAGAACGACTGAATCTCCCAGATGGCCACTCAAGCACTCGGTTAGATTGGCGTAGTTGACGGCGGATGGGTCTTGCTCGCCCCACCTGTCGATGGCGAAGATAAAGCTTCGACCAAAGATGTCTCCTTGGTGGAGTTGAAAGCGTTCACGCAGGAAAAGAGGCAGACTCCGAGGTTCGGCAGGTGCGAGGTCCACGGGGCTGCCGGTCAGCTTTTCAAGGTATTCTACCAGAGCTGGCAGGGTGCGCTTCATTGGGGATACACTATTATTCTTGGATACACTTTGCAAGTGTATTTTTCATTTTGAGTGTATCATCGCATTGCACCAAATAGAATGACGCCGGCGGAGTGACGGTATGGGAGTCGAAATTGGGATGTCATTTTCGTCTTCGACATGGACGCGCATAGTTTTTCGTTACGAGGCTTTCCAGTCTTCTTAACCAGTTGCGACTTGGTGCACCTCTCCAGCCACCTTCCACAGCATGCCCACCGGCACATCGTATTTCGTGGCTGTTTCCAGGATGAGCTTGGCATCGGCGGCCCTGCGCTCGATTTCCTCGCCGAAGTCGGCGCCCAGCTCTGCGTAGTGGTCGGATAAGGTTTTGAGACCCATTTCCACATCGGCGCGGTTTTGTTGGGCTTCACGCCCGGCGTCCACGGTGACACGTTTTGGCGGGACAGTGGAAATCTTCCACCAGCCTTCGATTGGGGGGAGCAGTCCGCGGTTGATGGCATCGCCGATCACATAGGACCAAACGGGTCTGATCAAGCGGCGCTCGAGAATCATCTGTCGGAATGAAAAGCGGCGGTCTGCCTTGGCCACCACGAGTCTCACGCCAGCGCCACCGATCTTGCTTGAGTCAGCCGCGAACTCGAACGGGATCACGCCCAGAGCTGAATCCCTTCTGAGGTGTTCCAAAAATCCCGTGAAAGTGGGGGACGGGCGGTTGGACTGAAAGCTTTCGATCGATTCATCCGGTTTGAGCGCCACGAGCTTTCCGCCGACGATTCGCTGCAGTGACAATGGGTCGCTTTGCTCATTGCCGGTCGCGCCATCGCCGACGACGAAGTCACCCGTATCATCGAGTTCGCCGCGTGCCGTTTTAAGCACCCTCGCCACATCGGCATTGTCTTTGACGGCGTGTTTTTCAAGGGCGAGCAATTCGATTTCATCGAGCACGTGGTTGATGGAATGCTGGATGGTTGGATGGCACCTCACTCCGCCGGCCCATTCGGGTTCGTGAATGTGCAGCACCGCTTCGGACGGCAGGTCCCTAAAGTCACCATTGTCTTCGATGGCGCGGTAAAAGATCGGTGCGCCCCAGCCATCGAGGCCGACTCCATCCACGGTTTGGGTGGATCCGAGGCGGTCGCCAATTCGGTGTGATTCGATCAATTGGATGCGTGGCTCGCCTTGTGCGTTGCGTGTCTTATGTACGAAATACTCGCCGTCGATGTCCATGCCACGGCAGACAAGCGCTTGGCATTCCTCAAATGAGAACCGCCGGGTGACTTCACAACGGGCGGACCACAGGGAGAAGTATTCCTCGGCTGCGCGGTTCCAACCTGAATCCGGCGACTGTGCTTGGGTCCTGATGCCATCGCCAGTTGAGTAGATCGCCATGTTGGCCACCAATTCCCGAGCGAATCCGCTGTTTTTGTGGAGGTACCTGGATTTGCGCACCAACTCGGTACGAACGCCCGGTGTGAGTTCATTGCGAGCGTCGGTGGGCATTGCGCCCGGCACAAATCCACGGCGTGGCGACCAATTGGCAGCCTCGTAGGGCGATCCCCATGCCTTGGGTTGTAAAACCGGCGGGATGACGAGTTTGGCGATGGATCTGATGCGGCTCATTTGGCGAGGTATCCGGATACGCTGGATGCGGCCACACGCTGGGATTTGCCATATGCGAATGGATCAAGGATTCGCAGGGCATGGGCGCATTCCTCCAGCACTTGGTCCACGGGCATGGTGAATTGCTTGGTCACATTGGTGTCCGAATCGTTCCAACTCATGATCGTCTTGCCATCCAGCAGGAGCGATTTGGCACGGCTCTGTATGGCGAGCACCTCCGCTACGGTGAAACCTGTGACGAATAATCCTCGCGCCATGCAATCGCGACCTGTGTCAACGGAGGACGACGATCAGGCAGGCCAATCGCAGCCAAGCGGTGGAGCTATGCGTCGTCTTCGGGTGGGTTGGATTGAACGGAAGATTGTGACTCTCTTCCCACGATCTTGAGCATGGTGGCGGCTGCTACCTGCATGGCCTCGCAGTCAAACAGGTGGTTTGGCCTTGATCCGATCCGCTCCCACATCCATTTGCCGCTTTTTTTGATGCGGTGTTCGCTTTCCATTTGGGCGAGGTATTCTTCATCGATGTCGTCTGGCACCTCCCAGACCGGGCCATTGTCCGGGTTTTGATTGCGGCGAAGTCGGGCAAGCGTGTCCTTGATGTTGAGGTTGCTCCAATAAAACACCGAGCAGCTCTGTCCGCGGCCGAGGACCACTTTGCGGCGAGGTGAATAAAAGCGTTCGATCGACTTGCGGCCTTTCACCTTGTGCGTGAATGTCGCCCGCTTGTCGCCCATGAGTGCGGTCCATCCATGTGATGCGCATTCGCGGTAGACATCGTAGGTGGCATATCCGGCATCAATGAAAACCAGGTTGGGATGAACGCCGAATCTCTCCTGGACGCTGGCGACATCGGTGTAGGTAAGCACACGCTCGTCCCAAATCAGGCGGCTTGATCCATCCTCGGCCCATGCCCGAACGACGAGAAACATGTGGTCCATTTGGCAGTCCACGGTGAGGATCCGCAATGGGCAGGCTGATGTTTGTCCTGACGGCACCAAGCGCCCATGCGCATCCACGCCGGCCTCGCCATCCCATGACTCACCTTTGAGGTAGCCGCCCGGCACGATGTCGAGCTTGTAGTCCTCGAGGTATTCCCGCCATGCGAGGGCAAGACGCTTTTGATAGAACTGCTGGATGAGGCTCACATCACCCCGTCTGGCAGCAGCTTTGGCCCGGAGATAAAGTTCGGCCAAGCGGCCCCAGCTCATGGCGCATAGGGCATTCCAATGGAACCCGGCATTTTCCTTCGTGGCGTTGGGGTTTGTCGCCACATACTTCCCGGTGAGGTTGAGTTCACGACGCGACCTATCGCTATCCTCGAAGTAGTGGTTGCACGATTCGCATCGCATCGATGTGGTTTCGCGCACTTTTTGGAAATCCCACTCGCCTGATTCGTCGCGTGCGTCCTTGCTCCATTCGATTTGCTCCCATTTCCACGGCTGTCGGTGATGGCAATGCGGGCAAGCAAATGTCCACTCGCGCATGTCGGTGGTTTCAAACTTGCGGTGGGTGTCGTCGTCTTCCTCTCCGCCTTGGCTCATGAAGAGGCACTTGCCAAGCCAGCCAAATGCGGTGACGCGGGCTTCGGCCTCGGTCATGTGCCCCTGCGGGTATCGCCATGTTTCATCGCAAATAAGCCAACGGATCGAGCGGCGTTGGAGGTTGGTCTTGTTGTGCGCCCCCAACACCCAGAGCGTCATGCCGTTGTTGAAGTGGATTGTCGAAAGCCTCCTTTTGTGGCGGTTGGCCGGGTAGAGGGATTTCACCGGCTGGCATTCGTCAAAGAGCTTCTGGAGCCTGCTTTCACTCTGGTCCTTGGCATCGTCATCGGTTTGATCGAGCCACAGCGTTGGCCCCGGATGGTTGGCGATGATGTGGGCAAGGCCGAATTCCCCAACGCTGGTTTTACCGCTCTGAATGGCAGCGATGATGCTCACGATTCGAATTTTTGGATCCACCAGCGCCTCCATCGGCTCACGCATCCATGGTGAGTTGGCCGAGCGGAAACGACCGGGAATCGGTGAATAGGGAATGGAGGAAATGTGGTCCTCACACCACGCCCATGGGGGGCGGCGATCTGGTGGACGCCATGCATCACGCCAGATCCCTCGCAACTTCGAGTGTGCCGGTTCGACTGATTTCATTCGCCTTGGTGCAGGATGGACAAAACTTCATCGATGGCCCGCCGTGATTCCTCCTGGATGCCGGTGGCGTCGAGGCCCGATAGGATCGGCGGGAGTTCCTGCTCGAATTTCTTGCGAAGCATGGCTTTTGCCTGCGCAACGAATTCCGTCCATGTCTGGCGAACTTCCTCCACCGCCACATAGTCACCGCGCTTGATTCCTACGCGCAATTCCCGCTCTTCCACCTCAGCGAGCAGCTTCCTTGCCTTGAGCGATGTTTCGATGTCGGCGCCATCTTGAGTGAGTGGCTCGCCACCCTTGAGTTCGTTTTGACGCATGAACTCCTTCCACTCCGACACATCATGCATGCCGTTGGAGGCTGGCTTTGGCGAGTCCTTGCGTTTTTTCCATGTATTGATCGACTGGCGTGTCACGCCCAGCACGGCAGCAAGTTCCACATAGCTGGATGCAGTGCTTGGGGCCGCTCCGCTGCCAGTGGCCATGGATTGCAGCATGGCGCGTTCTGTACGAGTCAGCTTGCCGCCTTTCTGGACCCTGCCAATCAGGTTGGCGAAGTCGCGAGAAAGGAGCTTTTTGGCAATGTCAGGGGAAACGGCATCCATCCGCCGCTTGCCGACTCGTCAACTCGACATCAATACGCAATGCCCAAAAATTGCTCAGCGCAGCTCTGACAAATCCCTGAATCGTTCATCCAGCCGATTGGGTTGAGCGTTTGGCACTTTTGGCATCGGCTGAAATATCGTTCGTCGGCCAATGCCTTGTTCATCGCCGCATCGACAGCGGCTGGACTCGCATCTTTAGAAATGCGCTCGTAATCAAGCCATGCTTCCGTGGGGTCCTGACCATCCCATGAAATCGTTTTGACCTGCAATCGGCTGCCCTCTGGGGAAAGACGGATGAATTCCAGTTTGATTTCGTGGTCTGTCATTTTTTCCGCCTTGCTACGATGGTCGTACCAGTTGAATTCAAGCTGCTCCGCTTGCGGCCCCGACTAGGAATGAACGCCTGTGCAGTGTCAAGGGTCCGGGGGCTATAGTTGACGGCGGGGCAGGGGGCATGAGCATTCCCGTGCATTGCGCCCACACTCGCCTCCTTGATCCCAACACGCTGAAACCCAACCCGGTTAACCCGAACCGCCACAGCGCCCACCAAATCCAACTTCTCGCGTCGATCATCCAGGAGCAGGGGTGGCGCAATCCCGTCACCGTATCCAAGCGCTCCGGGCTGATTGTTCGGGGGCATGGCCGCTTGGAGGCCGCACTTTTGATTGGGTGCGAAACAATCCCAGTGGATGAGCAGGACTATGCAAGTGAGGCGGAGGAGCTTGCCGATCTTCTGGCCGACAACCGCCTGTCGGAATTGGCCGAACTCGATGAGGACGAATTGCGCCGGGTTCTCAAATCGATTGGCGAATCCGATCCAAGCTTCGACCTCGAGCTCACCGGATTCATGGACGATGAGATCCGCAAGCTCATGGACGAAGCCGCCAACCCGGAGGACGAAATGGAAATGATTCCACGCATGGAATGCCAGGCGTTCGAACACCACGACTACCTCGTCTTCATGTTCCACGACCTGCGTGACTGGATGCAGGCACTCCAACTGATGGGGGTGGGAGAGGTTGACTACTCCATCACCCGCAGAACCAAAAAAATCGGCCTCGGCCGTGTTATCCATGGAAAACGACTCCTCGAACTCTGCCGCCGTGCCAGCATGGCCGGAATTGCGCCCGCTGAAACTCAGGCTCTTGATTCTAAGCCGAAGCCGGAGCCGCTCGATCACGAGCCACAAGTTGTTTCCCACGGCAACGCTGCTGGTTCCCGCAAGCGAAGCTGAACATTACGCCCACACCGGGTTGGAGATTGAAACCATTCCCGATGAGATTGCCGGCATCAGCGCGGTGAGGAACTGGGTTTTGAAACACTTCACTGATGATGCGATCGTCATGCTCGACGATGACATTTCAGCCTGCGTCTGCATGGTCAGCCTCAGGTGTAGAAAACTGTCGATCGAAGAAACCCAAGCGATGATCGAGAACTCGGCATGGTCAGCGCGTGGGGCAGGGGCCCGTTTGTTTGGCTGGCACCAACGAAGCGATCCCAGGCTCCTTCAACGCAATGATCCGTTTGGCGTGAACCATTGGGTCGGCGGGGCTGTGGGTGTGGTGCGCGATGAGAATGGCGGCGTACCGAAGTGGGACGAGCTTCTCAAGTGCAAGTGCGACATCGATGCCACGCTCCAGGAGTTGATGGACAACCGCCTTGTCTGGAACGAAGCGAGGTTCTGTTTCGTGCAAGAGCGCGACAAGAACCTTGGGGGCAACAGCTTGTTTCGCAGTGAGGAACGCATTGCCACCGAGAAGCGCTACCTCAAGCGCAAATGGAAGGCCCACATCCGCCTCGAAAACTACAAGAGCCAGGACCGCGTTTCGATGGACGCACCACGCCGCCAATCAGTGAAGGTCTGAAAAATGGTGATCAATACTGCTTTCCCCAAGTGTTTCACTGCGAGACCATGGTAGACCATGAGTTATCACCTCAACACCATACGCGGATATTCATTCCCAGCGGTTTCCAGCGCCATGCAGAAAGCCATTCGGCGCGGCGATGCCAAACTTGCCGGCTACTGGGCACTTGAACTTTGGGCCAGTGGATTTGGTCAGTATGTCTGGCGGCGCTTGCTCACTGTGAGCGCAGAAGACTGCTGGGGAATCCTCACGGCGGAAACAAAGGCCCTGCACGACAGCTACACCGAGATCAATCAGCATGTGCCCAAAGGAAAACCCAAGGGGCGCATCTTCATATCCAAAGCGATCATCCTTCTCTGCATGGCCAAGAAGAGCCGCGATGCCGACCATCTTCAAAACTTCGTCTATGACCAGCAGGCCGGGCTTGATGCTTCCACGCTGACCGACGAACTCGAACAGGCGGGTCAATACGTTCCCATACCCGACTACGCATATGACTGCCACACGCCGCAGGGCCGTAGGATGGGCAAAACCAAAGCCGAGTTTTTCCGCCAGGAGCAAGACGCCCTAGCGCCCTTCATTCCCGGCCTGTTCGACAACCTCATTGATTCCTAACTAACCCCCAACCACTGAAATCCCCATGGGCATACACCTGATGCAACCCCGCTTCCCGCTGGGTAAAATATTCGCCACCCCCGGTGCCATCGCACTCGATGTCGACCTGACCCAATACCTGCGACGCCACCACTGCGGAGATTGGGGCGAAGCACTCTGCGACGAGGATCGCAGAACAAATGATGAAGCGCTCGACGATGGGTTCCGGCTATTGAGTTGCTACCGCACACCCGCTGGCGACCGGCTCTACATCATCACCGAGCACGACAGGTCGACGACGACGATCTTGCTGCCGAGTGAGTATTGATGGACGATTTGCTAGGTCTTCTCACCTCTTGCATTGAGAACTGGCGATCAATCAAATATGATCATCGGGTTCATTTCATCCGGCGCCTTCCAATCGATGCCGTGACGCTCCTTGAGAATCTGTTTTTGTTTTCCCCAAACCGCGTAGCAGTGTCCCATGTTCAGCATGATGCCTTCCTTTGCTAAGGCTGCGATTGCTTCCTCTTCGGCTTGTTTTACGAGAGGCCCCATTACCGGATCGTCTTCGATTGGATCATGTGCGATTACGTCGTCGTTCTCGTTCATGCTTTTATCCTAATGGTTTTTTCTTATTCCGTCTAATCCTTATGCCGACTGGCGACTTCGAGAATAATTGTGTTCCTTATTCCAATGTTGAGGAATTAATTTTTAGATTCTCTATAATTGACCACGAGATCGCAGAGATCGATTATTTGCTCAGCTACTAGAGCATAACAATCTGAAGAGGTTTTTTCTTTCCTTGGTCCATAATATACATACATACTTTTATCCTTTTGATCTTGGTATACTTGAGCATAATTATTGCAAAGACTAAGCCAATTTTTTAATAAATTTGGATGTTTTATTAAATGATCTCGAATATTGTCTACCGATATATTTTTCCTATGGAATTCATACTCGCAGTCCGGGAGAATAAATGCCGGGGCTGATTTGGATTTGAGTTGAGGTATTCGGCAAATTGTCCAAATGCAGTCTTCAATACTTTTGTGTTGATGGCATAAGCGAAAAATATAGTAGGCCGTTGGAAGATATGGTTCGATTGATTCAGTTCTTGGTTCGCAAAGCTCAGATAAATTCAAACCACTGTAACCATACGAAAAATATACTTTTTTTTTGCTGTCCATAGAAAGCCTTCGATTGTTGAGGCCAGAAGCATCTTCAATATTGCTGAAGTGAAACCAATTTTCGATTATTTGGGATCGGTTTATTAAATAGTCGTGAAAATCCATTGGGGTTATAGATGGTCTATAGTGAAACCAATTTGATTTTGTAAGTGCTTGCCGAAATATTCGTCGTTCTTGAGCCTTGAAAAGCGCCTGGAGTAGAGTCCATGGTAATGGAGGGAACTCGCAGATATCAGCAATGCATTGGGATTTCGGTGACATGATGATTAATTAAAGAAAAATGTTGATTGATGTAAATATGCTTAAATGTAGATATCCTTGGATTAGCTGAGGCTGTCAAGAAGTCTTGTCTGCGGCATTTTTATCTACCCAATCCGCATGCCAACGATGGTATGCCGCGAAAAATGGCCGACCAATATGGTGCGAACTGACGTGCGGATGGTGCGCGACAATCGCGATGGGTGGCTGGCAGGAGGAAGGATGTCGGAACGCACATCCCTCCGGCACACAGAACCATGAACGACATTGAATACTTCCTGAACGCCCTGAGCGCCTTCGCCAAACTGAGCCCCACCGAACAGCAGCAACTCATCTCCGACATTGAGTTCTCGAACAAAAGCACCAAGCACATCCACTCGGTGCGCCTTCTTTTTTCCGATGCCATCGACGGCTACGATGACGAGGAAATCACCGACGCCCTGCGCAACGATTGAGTTTACAACTCACCCTCTCTGCCATGAACGCGATCACCAAGCCGATGCTCGCCAGCAAGTGCGAGCGGCCCGACCAACTTCCATTCCCCGTGCTTGCCACGCCAAAACTCGACGGCATTCGTTGTCTGAAGGTCGGTGGCAAAGCGCTGACACGCTCATTCAAGCCAATCTCCAACCGCTTCGTGCGCGAGTGGATCGAGGCCAACCTGCCCGATGGTGTGGACGGTGAACTCATGCTACGCGACGGCACCTTCAATCAAACCACCAGTGCCATCGGCGCCCGTGATGGTCAGCCGGATTTTGTCTTCCATGTCTTTGACTACGTTGCCGATTCAGTCACCACGCCCTATGTGGAGAGAATGAACCAACTTGCCGCCCTGCCGAATTGGGTGTGCATCGTGAAAGTGCTGCCGACCCTCATCCACAACGTCGCCGAACTGGTCGCATACGAGGAAGAGTGCATCGCTGCCGGATACGAGGGCGTGATGGTCCGCACGCTGGATTCACCCTACAAATGCGGGCGGTCCACTGATCGCGAGGCATGGTTGCTCAAGATCAAACGCTTCGAGGATGCGGAGGCCGTCGTGTTGTCCACATACGAGGGCATGAGCAACCAGAACGCAGCGGAACTTGATGCCTTCGGCCGTACGAAGCGAAGCATGAGCCAGGCAGGCATGATCGGTCGCGGCGAACTTGGCGGCTTCGTAGTGCGCCACCTATTCACTGGCGTCGAATTCCGCTTGGGCTACAACCATGTCATCGGCGGGATCGACCGTATCACGCTCTGGATGCGCAAGGATGATCTGATTGGCCGCGTGGTGAAGTTCAGCCACCAGCCCAGCGGTGCCAAAGAAGCGCCACGGTTTCCGAAGTTCATCGGCTTCCGCGAAACTTGGGACATGAGCGCCTGATGCGCCTGTCCAATCCGCATGCCAACGCGCGGGCGGCGATCAAAATGGTGAAAAATATGGATGCGGATGGCGCGCGACAAAACGCGCGGATGGCTGGCAGGAGGAAGGATGTCGGAACGCACATCCCTCCGACACCAGATCCTAAATGAAACCATCAGATAAGAAGGCCGAAGCCATTACCTTCGGAGTTGAACTCGAAACCACCATCCCCGTGCTCTCCGGCGTGGTGGTCGGAAATTACCACAACGGCATCAGTGTAAGAGCTGGTGTTGCCACCGGATCCACCGCGCCCCTCAACGCGCCCACATTCAATGGCGAGTGTTGGCGGGCTGAACGCGATGGATCCATTCGTGCCCGTGCCGACCGTACGGCATGCGAATTTGTTTCACCCATCCTCAGTGGCAGTGATGGAGTGCAACACCTCATTGAATTCGTCGAATGGGCCAATGCCATCGGTGCCAACGTCAACGCGTCGTGCGGTTGCCACATCACCGTGGGCGTCGCCTCCATCATTGGCACCGAAGACCTGCAAGCGATGAGCGACTTTGCCCGCAAGCTGGCTCACATCACCCGCTGGCACGCCATGAGCCTCTATGGCCAAACGGGCACTGGCCGCCACCTCAACCGCTATAGCCACATGCTCGGAGATGATGTGGGGAAATTGGTTCGCCAGATGCACCGCCGCAAGGACCCCAAGCGCAAGTTAAGCGCTGCACGCGAGTGCGGCAGGGGAATGATCAACTTCCAAAAACTCTTCACCCACGGAGTGATCGAATTCCGGGTCTTTGCCGGCACGCTCAACCGCCAAAAACTTCTTCACCACCTTGCCACGGTGTTGGGGCTTTGCCGCCGGGCCGCCGAGGTGGATTGCCTTGGTTCATTCAAGAAGAACAAGACCCAAGCGAAACGCACGGCCACCGCCAAAGACGCACTGATCTACCTTTGGGATTACCTCGGGTGGACCGGCAGTAAGCGGCCAGTTGCACTTGGTCTCATCGGTCCGCTCCATTCGGAATTCGATGCCTACCGCAACATTGCCCAACGGCTCTGCCGCCGCTTCGACGCCCGCTTTCCCTTCGCCAACCTCTGATCCCTCCGACTGCCATGTGTGTGATCCTTGTATGCCCAGAGAACGTGCGCCCAGACCGCGCAACCATCGACGCCTGCCACGCTGCCAACCCCCACGGTGCCGGTGTGGCATGGCGGGAAAATGGCGAGGTGCGATGGAGCAAAGGCCTCGATCCGGATGAGGTCGAACGCCTGATTGGTGATCTGCCCGGCGAAATCATCATCCACTTTCGATGGGCGAGCGTGGGGGAGGTGACTCCCAAACTCTGCCATCCATTCCCGATATCAGCCCGCGCGTCCACCCGCCTCACCGGCCACGCCCGCGCGGTGCTCTTCCACAACGGCACTTGGTGCCAATGGCGCGAAACCCTGCGCCGCATGCCCAAGCACCGGATGCCCGACGGGCTGCTTTCCGACACGCGTGTGGCTGCCTCGCTGGTCGATCTCTGCGGCATGGATTCCCTCCACAAACTGCCAGGCCGCTATGTGTTCTTCGATCGCGACTTCACCGAACTCTTCGGCAATTGGCGGCACTTCCGTGGGATGATGGCGAGCAACCTCCACTTCATGCCCGTGCGCGATGCGCGACCCGATTTCCTGCGCTCCAAGCCCACGTTGTTCAGCGACGAGGAAGCCTATTTTGCCGACCTCGATGACGATGAACTCCCCAACTTCTGATCGAAATCCATCACCCCCAAACCAACATATGAAGAAGAAAACAAGATACCTAGTGACCATTGGAAACCCGACCATCCAAACCATCAACCTGTGCCGAAAATTGGATGTTCACGCCCTTCTGTGGGCCTGTGCGAAATCCAATCCATTCAAACCCGCAGTGGCCAACGTCGGCTCACAAGTGCTCACAAACGACCATTTGCGCGAACGGCGCCTGCCAAGCACCCAATCATTCCCAGCACTGCGCGAACGCATCGGCTATTGGGAAACCACACTCGAACACGACGATCCGCAGATCCTCTTGGAGGCAGCCGTGGTGTCAGCACTCAATAGCTACCTCGACCTGATGGGGGAGAACGCCCTCGCAGGTGATCAGGAGAATTTCATCACCACCATCACACAGGCCGCACACGAGTGGGCGAAGGAATGCTTCAACTCAGCCAATGAAAACTAAGCGATGAAAAATCAACCTCTCAACATCCAGTTCTTTAGCCACGAGCCCATGACGCTCAATTCAAGCACCTCGCCTTGGAAGTCCGCGCGCCATGCACTGATGACCGAGCAGGAAGCCAGCACCTACCTCCGCGTATGCAGACGCAGTCTCTATAACTGGCGCAAAGCCGGACTGATTCCCTACATCAAATTGGGAAAGGCCGTAAGGTTCCGAGTTAGCGAAGTGGAAGCTGCAATCAACCGCATGGCCCAAAACTCATGAATGCCAAATCACCCGACATCATCGTGACCCGATACTTCGCCAAGGGCGGATATGCCACAAGGTTTTGGGCGATCTATCTGAATGGCGAACTGCTCGCCGTCACGGTCTACCGCAAGGGCGCAATCGCCATCGCCCAGAAGCTGGCAGGTTGAACGGATGTGGGATGAATGCTCGGAATAGCTTTTTCGCCCTGCGTGGAGAATGCACTGAAGAGCCGGTGTGGGATGGGAAAATGGGGGGTTCGCGCCTGCTTGAAGAGCGCCTGATTGCATGCGCCAACCTGCTGCCGGGGGCCCGGTCACTCTACCGATGGAAGGGTGGGATCGAGGAGTCGTCCGAGATGATCGTCCTCCTGAAGACTGGGAGCGCCACGGCACCGGCCTGCATGACGCGCCTTGCCGAACTGCACCCCTATGAAGTTCCGGAAATCCTCCAAATCCATCCGGAAGCGGTTACGGGCCCCTATGCCGAATGGATTGCTGAGGTGACCGGGGGATAACCGGGATGGATGTGGTGAGACACGGGGGACTGGATGAATGATCCGGCAACTCTCTGATAGGAAATCGCTTTTTGGGAGTTGGGGAAGGAATCAGGCCTCTCTGATGAGCGAGCCTGTTTCATGACAGGTCGGGCAGAGGAGCGGATCGGCCTCCCAGACTTTCTGGATGAGGTCTCGCCATTTGCGGGATGGGCGGCGGCGCGAAACGAATCCGGAAACATCGATCACCTCCGGGGTGCCGAGTGCCGGGGACTCCCCTTCCGCGCTTTCACGCTCGGCCTCTTTCTGGGCATCTTGCTTGAGCCGTTGCCCCCGCATCTTGTTGGAATACCAGCCGTAATAACGAACTAACTGATTGCTGGCCTTGAGGTAGGCCTGCTGGCTCCATGTCGTCCCGCTGCGCACGAACACGTAGGCCGCGCCGGAACCACTGGCGCTCTCGTTAGGCATGCTGTCCACGCCCATTGTACTACTGTCCTCTTCGCTATGCATCCACGAACAGCACCTTGCCGGTGATGAAACCGTCGACAGAGCGCTCGAAGGCCTTGCCGACAAGAGCGCCCGGAACCGGCTGGAAGCCCGGCATCATTTCGCCGTAGACGCCCCACGCTTCTTCGAGAATCGTCGGATTGACAACGTTGATGCGGATGCCACGGGGAAGCTCATGGGCAACGCATTGGACGAAGGTATCGATCGCACCGCTGGTTGTGGCGTCAGCGATTCCCAGGGGAATCGGCTTCACGTTGAGGATGCCCGAAATCAGTGTGAACGAGCCGCTGTCGCTTATGTATTCCAGCCCTACTTTCACCAGATTGATCTGGCCGAGCATTTTGCTCCGGACGGTCGTGTCCCACTGTTCGTCCGTCATATCGCTGAAAGGGGCGTATTCGCAGAGGCCTACCGTGTTGACCACCGCATCGAATTTGCCGACCTTACCGAAAAGTTCCCTGATTGAGGCTGTGCTGGTGATATCGACGGTATGGTCACAGCCGTTGCCGGAACGGCTTGCCGTGATGACCCTGTGGTTCTTGAGTCCGGTCAAGGCCGCTTGGCCCATTTTGCCATTGGCGCCGATGAGAATGACGGTTTTCATAAAGTTGCTATGGTCGTGTGGTTGGAATTGGGTTGATTGCTAGGAATTTGCTTTTTCACCTAAGGCGGAGAATACACTGGAGAGCCGGTCTGGGAAGGGGAAAAGGGGGTTACACTCCGCAATGTTGCAGAAAGTGATCCCACGCCACCAAGCCGCCATAGGCGGTGAGCGCTTCATCGCTGCCTCGTAGGTGGAATTGCCCACCTGCGGGCAGGAATTTGAAATCCAGGTCTCCTTCACCCAATGGGTGAACCAATTTTTCGTTCGGTTTTACCTTCAAACGCCGCAACCATAAGCCCTTGCGCCTCTCATCCTCAATCCCAACTGCGGATGAGAGGATCATGCGGGTCTCGTGCTTGATTTTATCGGGAATCAGAATTGATAAACAAGTTTCAGCCAGAAGCTGTCACCTTCCATACGGTTATCGGTGTTGCGTTCGGGCATCCATTTCACTTCGGTTGCGAGTGTATTCTCTCCGATGGGCAGGAAGTAACTCAAGGTGGGGCCGATGCCGATGGATCTGCTTTTAAAGCTGCCGAGCCGAGCTCCAGATCCGCTGTCCGCCGTGATTTGTTCGTAAAGGAAGGCGTTTGCGCCGATTCCGAGATAGCCACTCCCGAGAGGCAGAAGCTGGGTGATGCTCGCCTCGGTATGCAGGACGGATCCGCTCTTGTAGCTGGTATCGTTATTCTCGGTGTTTAGCGTGATTCCGGTGTGCAGCGCGAAATTGAGTCCCGTCTTCTCATTGTTGTGGTTGATGCCGACGGTAGGCTCGAAGGTCCAGTAGTTCAGGCCGGTGTTGGCGAGGCGTCCCGTTTCGAAATCACCGGTCGGAGCATAGATTGTCAGCAAGGCATCGAACTGCCAAGAGCCCGACTTCCACGCCAGCATGGCGGGAACGACGTTGATATCCCCGATGTCGGTGACGGAGTCCGTGCGCGACACCTTGCCCACCGGCGTGTCCAGCGACGCGGCGACCTCCATGGAGACGACGGGAAGGAATCCGCCGACGGAGTAATGCGCGCCAAAGAGCATTTGCTCGAAGGTATAGAATCCCCCGACCATGGCGGCATCGCTCGTGGCCTCGATGCCGGCCGCCAGAAGTCCCGCGATGGGAAACGAGCGGCTGATCGAAGCCTCGCCGGAGTAGTGCATGTAGATCGCTTCGGCGACCCAGCCCGGCTTGGTGGGTGGCGTATCGATGAGCGTTCCCATGCCGCCGGGCATATAGTGACCCGCGCCGCCTTCCTCGGCAACAAGCGGGGAGCAAATGACAAATGACAGGGCGAGTGCCT